GGCCGCTGCGGTCAATGCGGAGTATCGCCGGGGCCAAGCTTTGGGCACTATTTACGTGGAGCGCAAGGAGATTTTGCACGGCACGATTGATTCCATGAGCAAGGAGGACGTACAGCGCAAGCTTACTGAGCTTAAGCAGCTTTACGGCCCTGCCCCTACCGCTTTGATTGATGCAGACACAGGGGTTGTTCTGGATACGATAGACCGTGAAAAAGACCCCGCTTTTGATCCCGGCGTGGAAGAGCCGCCGCCTGATATCTTTGAACTGGACGATAAGGGATGAGTGCAGCGCCTGAGGCGTTATTTTCAGCCCGTGTCCGCGCCGGTTTGAAGGCGTGTGGCTGCGACGTGGAGCGCATAGAAAATCGAGTTAATTTGGGCGTGTCGGACATGTTTATCGGGGCCGGTTCTCAATTTGCAGCGGTTGAGTTGAAGGTGGTTTCTCGGGGGCTTGCGGTAAAGCTTCGCCCCCATCAAATATCTTTTTTGACTCGCCATGCGTTAAAGGGCCGCCCAGCCTTTGTTCTTGTAAAGTACAGCGTTGCTAATGAGATCAGGATATACAACGGAGACCAAGCCATTGCTTTATCTACTGAGGGCCTGCGCTTGGCCCCGTTTAGGGTTTGGCAATCCCGGGGCATGCCATGGGAAGAGTTAGCGGGCATTTTATCAGGCCAAAATAAATAGTTGCCAGCCCCGTTTTTTCGTGTATAGTTGTGCTTGTTGGGCTTTCCAACGTAGAAAGGATAGAAGATCATGCATGAAAACCCGTATTTTGACGCTGAAGCCGACGAGGCCAAGTGGGACCGCGAGTCTGATTTATACGATCAGGAAAAAGACCGGGCCCTGATTGATAAACTGGAAGAAAAAGACCGGGCCGAATCACAGGCCAAAAAGTAGGCTATACTGGCCACTCACCTAGAAAGGGTATTTTATTATGTTGAAGACCGTTGAACGCTCACGCAATAGCAAGACCGGACCTATTGCAGTCACTTACCGCGCAGGCAAGACAAGCCCCTACAGCAGCTGCCCGGCCACTTGTTCGCTCATGCCCGCTGATCAGTGCGGCGCAGTGCAATTGGATGAGGAATATATGCAGGCGCTGCTTGATGCCGTGCCCCGCCGGGGCTTGGCGTGGACTTATTCCCATTTTCCGGCCGAAGCTTTGCCTATTCCCAAAGCAGGCAAAACTGTGATCAATGCCAGTTGCGACACTATGGCCGCTGCGGTGCACGCTGTTGAGTTGGGGCGCCCTGCTGTTTACGCTGCGCCCTTAGATACGGCCGGAACGTGGCCGAAGAGAATGCATGGCGTGCAGTTTGTGCAATGCCCGGCCGACATGGCCGACAATTTCAACTGCGCCCAATGCGGCAATGGTTCGCCGCTTTGCTCCCGCGGTGACCGCGATTATGTGGTGGTTTTTTTAGCCCATGGCACTAGCAAAAAGAAAGTAGGCACGGACACGAAGGGGGGCTGCTATGGCAGCAGCGGCCCGGTAATGATCCAGTGGCGTGAGACAGGCCAGACCGGGCACGAAAACGAGGGGCAGGCGTTGCGCAAGTTCGCCGCAAAATTGCCTCCGGGTTCTATGATCCGACACCACGTGGTGGGTGACATGGGGGCCTTGACATGATTGTTATCGGCTTAGTTCTAGTGCTTTTTTTTATTGGTTGGGCGTTGTTCGATAGCTAATTAAAAAATAACTGCACAGAATCTAATTTTTAGGTTATACTGGATCCAGTCGTTACATGTTGTACGGCACACAGAAAGGGTATTCAAAATGGCACATATGATTGACGAGACCACAGGCAAAGCCGCTATTGCATTCGCAGGCAAATTGCCGTGGCACGGTTTGGGGCAGGAATTGACGCCGGGGCAGTCTATTGATACATGGACAATTGAAGCCGGGCTAAATTACACCGTTTTAGAGTCCCCGGTTATGTACGACACCCCGGCCGTATCCGGCATGCAGTCGTGGCCCAGCCGTAAAGTACTACACCGCAGCGACAATGGGGCCCCTTTGGCCGTAGTTAGCGACGGTTACAACGTGGTGCAGCCCGGTGAGGTCATGGCGTTTTTTGGCAAGCTCGCGGACATCGGGGGCTTTGAGCTAGAAACCGCCGGAGCGCTAAGCCATGGCCGCAGGGTTTGGGCATTGGCTAAGGTAGGGGAGAGCGCACCAGTTGTAGAGGGTGACGTGGTCAAACCCTACGTTTTGCTTGGCACGTCATATGATGGCACCATGGCCACCGTGGCTAAATTTACATCCATTCGCGTGGTATGTAATAACACCATAACCGCAGCCATTGGTGCGCATGAGGGCACCGCGGCCGGATCTGTTCGCGTGCTGCACAATTCCCGATTTGACGCCGATGCGGTACGGCTGCAGTTGGGCATAGTGGCTAATCAATTTGAGCGCTTTATGGTGGACACGCGCAAGCTGGCCGGGCAGTCGTTGACCCTTGAGGAGGCGGATTCGTTTGTGGCCAAGTTGCTGCAGCCGTATCACAATGGCCGCCTAGAGGTCAGTGAGACCCGGGCATATAAGCGCATTATTGAGCTGTTTAAGGGCGCAGCCATTGGATCGGATATCCCCGGCGTGGCGGGTACGCGTTGGGCCGCATTGAATGCGGTAACGGAACTTGTAGACCATGAGCGGGGCCGCTCCAACAATACCCGCATTGAGTCGGCGTGGTTTGGCACTGGCGCAGTACTCAAAACCCGGGCATTAGAGCTTTTAGTGGCCTAGATTAGGGGTAATACCCGGTAAAACCCGGGTATTGCTTAACTTATGGGCAATAACAGCCGAAACTTAGCATCTACGGGGCCCCGCTGATATAAGCATGCCTAATAATGGGGTTTGTTTTTATAGCGTAAACCGGTCCCGTGGTGCTTGTCGCTTGGTGCGTTAAACGTGGTGTTTGGTGCATGGCCCGCGGGCCGCGGGCCCTTGGTGCGTGGTGGTTATGCGTTTTATGCATGGCCCGCGGGCCATGGTTCCCGGGCCATGCGCAGCATGGCCCGGGGGCTGGTTTTTTATGCATGGTCCGCGCACCGGGGCTGTTTTTGGGTTATACTTTGGGCGTGGGGCACGGTTCGTGGTTCACGCAACTAGAAAGGGTATTTATTATGATCACGCAACATGAGTACACCCACAAGCCAAGCATGGCCACGCTGCGCGCTGCGCTGCGCCGGGCCATGGATCAGGGCAGTGATTCTGTGCAGTTGACTTGGGGAGAGAATGAAATAACCGTAGAGCGCACGCAGTACGGTTGGATCGGGTACGGCTGGATCGGGCGCAGTGGTGGCGACGATTTAGCTAGATCATTGAACATGCGATAGCGGTTTTTGGTGTATAATTCATGCATGGGCCCGGCCGGGCCCATGCAACTAGAAAGGGTATTTTATTATGTTGAACCAGTACAAAAATAATTTGTTTGGTGACCGCGGTACGGACATTCAATCCGCGTTAAATTATGCGAACCGCTTGTTATCCGCTGCCCCTGATAGCGCGTCGGGTTTTACCGCGCTGCACGTGGTGCTGAATACCGTCATCAATGCGGTAGAGGCGCAGTCCGCTGCGCCTGATCACCCTGCCGATGTGGCTGCCGATGTGGCTGTGCCCGCGGATCCGCGGGCCATGTTTCTAGACTGGCTAAACGCAGAGGGCCGTGCCATGATCCTTGAAGAAATAGAGGATCGGCTCGACACCATACGGGAAGAGATAGACGACAAGATATCTGACCGGCTGGCAGAGGATCTAGAAAACCTAGACATAACTGTTAGTTTCAACCGATAACCGTGTTATAATTCATGCATGCGCCTAGCCGGGTGCATGCAACTAGAAAGGGTATTTATCATGAAGACAGTACGAACCATTAAAGTAGGTTACACCACGTTGGCATTGCCTGAGGGCATGGCCCATAAGGACATAGTGCAACTGGCCGGGTATCTTGCATCACTACGGACGGTAAACACACACTATTTGCACGCAGCAGAGCCGCACCGGGAAGTGCACTTTACTGACGCAGACGGCCCGAGCGTCTGCGTTGGGGAGCGTGAAATACTCAGCAGAGCCGAGGCCACCGAAGCCTACGAAGCCGACAAA